TCTGGTTGAGCATGGTCTTGAAGAAAGCGCTACGATACTCGTCGCTCTCGTAGACGTTCTCGGCGTTGAAGGTCGACTTCTGGGCGTTCATGTCCAGACTGTCCAGGGCCTTGAAGGTCTTCGCGGCTTCGCTACGGGTCTCGGCGTTCTCACGAGCTTCCCTGATTCCCTTGAGCTCGATGTTGAGTGCGTCGAGATCGGCGTCGGCGTTGCTGTCGATCTCATTCTTGATATCGGCGGCGCGCTTCTGCATCGCTTCGACGCTCTGGGTACGATAGAAGTTGAAAGCTTCTGCCACAGTAGTAAACTTCATAACGGATTACCTCATTCTTTCCGCGCATCTGCGCTAATTTCGTCCAGCGACTCGGCGCTGGGTTCTTCGGGCTCTTCGAGCTCATGCTCGAGCTCTTCGACTACGCCCTCGATCGTCTGAGCCGGCTCTTTGGTCTCGTCTCGATCGGGTCGATTAACGAGGAAACGCACACTCAGAAGATCACAGCTTTTACGCCCATGATCATACGTCGGCTTCGTGTTAAACGACACAATTCTAACGTGCTTATCGTCGGCGAGCTTCTGGAGATCGGCGGCGAAAGCGAAAGTATACCGAGCGTACTCGGTCGTAGGCTTCTTCGCCATACTAAGCCCTCTCTCTCATGATCTGGTTGTAGAGTATCTTCGCTTCTCTGCGCTTCTGCATGAGACCACAGAGAAGAAGCCGAGAGTCCCTACTCTCTGCCGAGACGGTAGTAGACTCGTAAGCAGGAAACGCCGTAAGACTACACTCGAGTATCTTCGCTATACGCTTGATCGTCCTCGTATTGGTCGTCGGGTCGTACGAGTCGCCGCCGTCGGGTACAGTGAAAGCGTAGCTCATGCCGCGCAAGTCGCCGCGCTCTACGGCCTGATAGGCTTCTCGCCCTGCTTCGGTATTGGGTAGCGTCGCTTCAAAGGTGAGACCTTCGTCGTCGATCTGCAAGCTCATGGTCTTGGGCGTCCGAGCGAGCGGTATCTTGCTCGTATCATGTCCGACCAGAAGCCGCACGTCGTGAAGATCGGCGCCGTCGAGCGCGCCACGTTCGATAATTTCGATATAGCTACCGCCGATATCGTTTATACGAGTCGGCGTACCGTATACCACCGGTCGCCCACTCAAAATAAGAGCTTTCTCGCCGTCTGCCGGCGGCGTATTCGCTCGTATTTCCGTTACCCTGATCTCTTTCATGCTTCATCGTCTCCATTCTCGCCGGGCTTCTGGCCCATCTGGTAAGCGCTCGCAAGCTTCTGGTCGATCATATTGAGCGCCTGTAGCCGCTTATCGCCGTCGACGACGCTGGGAAGGTTGAGTATCTCGAGCGCCTGATTGATCGTGAGAAGACCGTACGGTGCAAGCTGAGCGATAAGCGAGACCTTCGTCTTATTGCTCGTGAACTGTAGCCGCCCAGACTCGAAAATAATGCTATTACCGAAAGCTTGTTCGCGATCGTTGAAGACCTTCGCCGTAAACTCTTGAGAGAGTGCTATCGCGATCGGCTCGAGCGTCGACTCGTAGAAAGCGGCGTACTGATCTTCTGTGTACGAGCTATTTACGATCGGCTCGGTAACACCCAGATAGTTATATATCTTCGTCTTGACCTCTCGGGCCTGATCGGCGTCAAGTATTACCGGCTTATGCTCGATCGGCTTGTAGTCCATCTTCTGGTCTACCGCGATCACGCCGCCCTCGTTGCCGAGACTGAGATAGTCGCGGATGAAAGCGCTCTTCTCTTCCTTGAGCTTCGTCGCGCTCATGATCTGAGTGAAGCTCAGTATACCCCGGATAGAAGCGCCGGCCTTGATACCGTTGATTATGCCCTCGTTCTCGGTCTGAGCGAGCTCGATACCGGGTATGATAGCGCTATTATCTTCGCCGAGTACGTCGCTCTCATTGAAGAAGCGGCGAAGGTGGATTACATCGGCGTAAGGTAGTACCACCTTTCGACCGGTCTTCAACATGAAACCACAGAAGAGAGAGCCGCCGCCGTCGCTCAGTATGTCGACGTGAGTCGCCGTTATCGGGTATATCGCCCTCAGATTACCGCGCTCGTCTCGATCGAGATACGCAAAAGCGTTATTATAGAGAAAGAGCCGAGTCGTCAGCTTGTATAGAAAGTCGTACGAGCTCATGTAGCTATTCGGCCTTGTCTGCAAGAGCCGATTTAGATGAGCGTCGCCGGCGGTTCTCATTTGATCATGATAGGCGACGACATGAGAGCCCTTGAGCTTACCAGCATTACGAGCGATAGCGTCCACAGCTTCACGAAAGACGTCGTTACTGTAGGCGTCGCCGGCGTAGTGCGAAAAGCCGCCGGTCGGCTCGTTTATGAGCTGGGTCGTCGTCTCTGGTACTTTGCGCTTAAAAAGCCGGTCGAATATACTCACGTCGACACCTCTTTTTCATCGTCGGCCCTCAGAGCGTCGCTCTCGCTGGGCGTCGAGCTCTCGGGCTCGCCGAAGAGCCATTTACAGCCGCCGTCGTAGAGTCTCGGGTTAAGACTATCCGGGCAGTCTCGACAGTCGGTACGCTCTGGGTATTTGCACCACTCGGGATTAGAATTACTCACTTGGTACACCTTCTTCATAGACTCGGGTCTCTCTTTATCTTTACCTTCGGTACTGGGAAAGCGCCCAGTATAGAACACACATCCTCATTGAGTACCGTAAGCATCGCGATATTATCGAGCGCTATATACGTCGTCATGTGCGGATGGTTCGGCGTCTCGATAGGTAAGAAGCCGGCGATCTGCGGCGCGTTGATCTGTATCTTGGCGTGATCGATCGAAGTACCGATCTTCGGTACAATACGCAGTAATTCGGGCTTATCCATAAAGCTTACCTTATCTTTCTTACATATATTACCTCTATTACGCATTATATCATAAAGCCGTTATTATTGTCAATACCCTGTAATATCATATTACCGAGTAAATCAAAAAGAAGAGCGTACCGTATTACCGGATACGCTCGCATTAAGTTTATTACTGCTTCATCTCACACCGAGAGACTTTTTACTTGAAACCACAGAAGAAGCGTCGGTAGCATCTGGGTCGGCTTCGGCGTAGTCTTGCGGCGCGACGTAGGTCGACGCCGACTTCTCACGGAAGAAGTTATACGCCGGCTGGAAGTCAAGGTAGAGAGTACCTTTGACGCCGAGTCTGTCTTTGAGTATCTTAAGCTCGATTGATAAAGGCATCTCGGGATTCGCGCCGAGTATGGTCATCTGGTCGAGTAGATCACGTACTCGGGTATTATGATCTTGAGTACTCTCAAATACTCGCTTCCGTTTTCCGTTTGACTGCGTACACCAATGTTTCTTGTAGTCCATACCGTCGTACTGCATACCCAGAAGTATATCGCTCGAGTACTCGATACCGCTCGACTCTCTGAAAGAGCCCATACTCACCGGGTCGAGATAGCTCGTACGATTGAAAGCCGAGATCACCATTACAGGTATACGGAAGTCTCGAGATAGCACCTTTAGACAGGTCACGTCGTTATCTGTAAGAAGCCGTTTATCTGTGGTACGAGCGTCGTCGCTTGCTCGTAATATCTGCAAGTAGTCCACGATAACAAAAGGCTTTCTTCCGGTCGCGCTGATATGAAGATCGACGGCGTCGCGCACCGTATCCACGTCTACGTTATTCTCGCCGACGAAGATACGAATATGATCGGCGATCTTCGTTGTAGCGTCCAGAGCCGCGACGTACAGCTGGCCCTTCGCGTCCATACCCTGATCAAACACAATATCGCCGACGTTGCCCATAAGTATGTCCTGAGTCGTAAGCTTATAATATGACGGCGTCTTCTCTTTCTCGGCTATGATATGAGTATAGCGACTGATCGTCTTCGCGTTGAGCTCGTTTTTACTCATCTCGAGCGAGAAGATCAATACGTCGTTACCTTGCTCGGCGATCTGAGTCGCGATCTGCAAGGCGAAGCTCGTCTTACCGAGAGAGCTTATCGCGCCCAGCATAATGAGCTGTTCGCCCATGAAGCCGCCGCCGAGCTTCTTATCGAACTCAGTAAAGCCGGTCGGCCATAGCTCGGTATAGCCTTGCTGGCGAGCCGATACTAAGGCTTTGAGATCGTTGAGCGCCGTAGTATTATCGGTCTTCTTGAGATAATTCAGTCGACGGTACTCTTTATACTCTTCGTTGCTCAGCTTATTAAGCTGGTCGATAGACATCTCGTCGATCTCGTTATATCTTTCTTCTGTCATTCCTCTTACCCTCTCTTTCAGTCCTTGAGTTATGCCGAGCATTACGTCGAGCGAAGTCTTCCTCGAGTTGTTTCTTCTTCGCGTAAGCGCGCTTCTCGTCGGCGGTAAACACGATATGACCTATTAACGGCTGAGACTTATCGGTAGCTTTGTTTAGAGTCCTTTGTAGGTAGTTGCGACTCTTGCCGGTCGACCTGTAAAGACCAGAAGCTCGAAAGAGTCGCTCGGTCATATCGAGATCGTCGGTAAAGCCGTAAAGGTAGCTACAGAGAGCGAGATCGGCGGCGCTATGGTCGCCGCCCTGAGAGCTCGTATCACCGTCGAAGAGAGCTTTCACACGAGCACCGGTAGAGCCGCTACAGAAGATACGCTCGAGTACCTCGGCGTCGCTGAGTCGACGTACTTCCTCGAGCCACCTCTCACGGGTACACCCACTTGAAACCACAGGAGAGGAAACACTCGGCCTTGAGCGGCTCGGTCTTTCTCTGCTGAGCGTCTCGATCGGCGCGACTTCCCGAAAGAAGTTGTCGTATACCTCGGCGATCTGAGCGGTACGCTCTTCGACGAGATAGTCGTCGGCGACGTCGCCGCTTACGGTCATATACCCAGAGTCGAAGAGTTGATACTCGGCCTTATTCGAGCTCGGCGTAAGAGCGTCGGGCTTTTTCCGCGCTACCTTCGAGCCCATATTCTCAGGTAAAGAGCCCTCGCAGATAATGTGTATACCTTGACCGCTCGGCGAGACTTCCGTATATGAGCTCAGCTTCTCGACGATCTCGGCGGCTTCTCGAGTCCTGATACGGCCTAAAATGTCGTCTTCGCCTACGACGTTATCTAAGTCGACGCCGAAGAGACCGGTACCGCCGAAAGCGATACCCACGCCGACGACCTCGCAAGAGACGAAGCCCTCATGGTCTTTTACCTTCAAGGTAGCCGTCTTCCCGATCTGAGCGGCGGCGACGTCGAAGGTCGATAGGCTGGTCGGGTCGTCGGTCGAGCCGTTGCGTAGCGTGTACGGATTGATCGGCGGCTTATCGTAGCCGCCCACGCCGCTATGCTTCTTCGCGTTCCATATCATCGGGTAGCATACCCATATCTTACGGGCTCTCAGCTTCTCTAACTGAGCTGGTAGTACCATTCTCGTACACCTCTTTTCAATTCCGCGCCCCCGCGCCCCATAGTCGAGCATCTCCACATGAAACCACAGAAGAGAGTCCTATCGGTCGCCGATCTTGCGCTATCTTACCCCACCCTCTACAAATTCCCTGAGAGCGGTCTTGAAAAGTACCCGCACCGGTCCCAGAGCCACGTCGTGATTTTTGAGTCCCCCTACCCCTCTTGGGCGCTGGGCTCGAGATCGTGCGTTGAGATCGTGCGCTGAGATCGTACGTTGAGATCGTACGTTGAGATCGTACGCCGAGCTTGTCGGTCTTCCTCTGTGGTCTCATGTGTACGCAAGTACTTGCGCTTATCCGTAAGGATAATTAGCGCAAAGTCTTGCGCTATTATCTACATGGTATACATAGTACCATACATAGTAGTCTGAGACGGATAGCTCGAAAAGCCTGTATTCATGGGGCTTCTGGGGCTCTTTTGGGGCCTGTGGCGATGTCGTGTTTTGCGGTAGTCCTTATGTCGTGTTTTGCGGTAGTCCTATGTCGTGTTTTGCGGTAGTCCTATGTCGTGTTTTGCGGTAGTCCCCCCGGCCTATACCTTTGGCACGAATGAGACCATAACGGCGTAGAAGTTGTTACTGTTGCCCTTGTCTCTCTTATGTTCGTAGCCCGCGATAAGGTCTTTTTTCTGCCAGTATTTCATACAGCGATCTATCTTGTCTTTGACGAGTCGGCGCTTGTTAACGTCTGGGGCTTCGAGACCGATAGCCTTGTATACGTAGTCATAACGGATTGTACGCTCTTTGTCGTTAAGCTCGTACCTACCCTTCTTTTCACGCTCGAATTTATTTCTCATTGAGATAAGCCGGCGATATAGGCACATCTTTATTGCTCGGCTCTCTTTGCCGTTATTGATCTTCGGTACGTCCAGAAGCGCGATATCCCTCGTGTCGATCTCGTTACGATTGAAGCGCGCCCACCTTAGAAGTGGTGGGTCAAACTTTCGGTCGTCCGGGATTGTGATCACGCCGTCCACCAGCTTACCGTTGATGCAATATTGGCCTTGTTGGAAGGTTACTACCGGTTCTTTTGCCTGAAAGACTTCTGTGTTACCTTGCTTGTCTGTACGTGTGTATTCGATTCTGATCTCGCCCTTAAATTTCGAGAGTGCTTCGTCGATTAAACTACGGGCTTCGTCTGGTACTGTTACCTTGCCGCTTACCTTGCCGGTCATGGCCCTGTAGATCATGTCGTAGGTCATAGAGCGATTGCCGGCGTAGAGTTGAGTCACGATAGCGTCGTGTACGTCGTAGTCGTCTTCTGCGAGCTGGGGCATAGATTTTATCGCGCCATTCTTGAGAAGCTCGTTGTAGTCTATCGCCGCTCTTGCTAAAACTTTCCCCTTCTTTTCCTTGTCGAGCGGTACGTCGTACAGAGCGTCGACGTCGACGCCTTTTTCCTTGGTGAGCTTATTTGAGAAAGCTAAAAACGATACTCGGTCTACGGTCGTCACGTACTTGTCTGGACGTATAACCAGCTCGCCGTCGTACGCTCTCGCCGTTACCTCGCCGCCGCGCTTACCAGTATCGCCGACGAGCTCGCTCTTCCTGAGAGCGTCGTCTATGTACCTCTCTAAGATGTCAAGATACTTACGACTACGTGCGAGCGCGTCGGTATGCCGCTCGAGCGATCGGTACAGACCGGCCTTCTCTTCTGTGGTGTCAAGTAGAAAGCTACCGTCGGCTTGTACTCTTACCATCTTGGAAGAGAAGGATCCTTTCTTTGCGAGCTTCTCGAAGTATCTGTAATTGCTTACGATAAGCTGGTCGACTTGGCGCTGGGCGTCTTCGAGTATACGGTCGAGATCGTCGCCGAGTGAAGAAAATTGTCTCTCTTCGACTTGGGCCATGAACTTTGTACGGGCGAGATTAAGCTCGTTATGAAGCTTCTCGAGCTCGATACGTGCGGCTTTCCACTCTTCCGAGCCGGCGTTATACCACTCGTCGAAGAGCGCGCTTACGGCGTCGTTTGCTCTCTGGTTGGCTTCGCTGTAAGCCTTATACTCGGGCGTCTCATGGTATGCGTCGAGCTCTTCCTTGCGGTAGACCGGTATATCGTCTTCCGTATACTCTATTGGCTCGGGCTTGAGCTGGGTCGGCTCAGGTATACGCTCGGCCTGTATGCGTTCGTAGGCTTCCTCGTCGGGCTCTGGGTCGTCGGGCCTGAGCTCGAGTATCTTCTTCTCTTGTGCCTTTATGCGTCTCTTGTAGCCGTCTTCGAGCGCTTTCAGAGCCTTGCTCTCTTCGCTCGTGAAGTCTATGATCATTGGCTTACCTCTTCTCTACCATCTCGGGCTTCTCGCCTGTTATGAACTCAGTGAGCGCCCTATCGGTTATATAATATGGTCTGCCGACCTTCTGGGCTTTCAGTTGCCCAGTATGAATATAACGAAGTACCGTATCACGGGTTTTGTGCATGATCTCGGCGACTTCTTTTACTGTGTACGCCGTAGTCGTCTCGAGCTTGATCATGAGCTACCCCCTCTTCCTTGTCTTCTTCGGCTTCTCTGGGTATTCCATGAGCTCGCTATCGTCGATCGTGTCTAAGAAGTCGCCGAGTATCTGGTCGAGTGCTTCCTTGATCTCGAGTCGGTTCGTGAAAGCGTAGTCTCTGAGCTTCTTAAGGTGAGTCTTGCGTACCTTGAAGCTCGCCGTCGTGAACTCGTCGACGTCACTCTGAGCCGCTCTGATCATCTCGATCTCTCGCTCGCTGAGTACCGGCTCTTCGGTCCTTGCCGGGTCGGGCCTGAGTAGCGGATTGTTACCGAGTGTCCTCGCCATAGTTACCCCTCTCTTTCTGTGGTCTCATGTCCGAGAAGCTCTTCGGCGAGCGCTCGGTACTGTTTAGAGCCGTTGCTGTTGATACTGTAGTCGATTACGTCTTTGCCATGACTGGGCGCTTCTGCGAGCTTGGTATTTGTGCTGATCTTCGTCTTGAATACTTTTCCCTCGAAAGCTTGCTCGAGTGCTTCGAGTACGTCTCGGTCTAAGTTGCGTCGCTCGTCATAGAAGGTAAGCAATATACCGCCGATCTCGAGCTCTGGGTTGAAACGGCTCTTGACGAGCTCTACGGTATCTCTGAGCTGAGCTACGCCCTTGAGCGGTAGATACTGAGCCTGTACCGGTATAATGACCTCTGTAGCCGCCGAGAGCGCCATAAGCGTAAGGATATTCAAGCTCGGCGGCGAGTCGATGAAGACGAAGTCGTAGCGCTTCCTCAGCTTCACGAGCGCGTCTCGTAGAAGGTAATTACGCCGATCGATGCCGACGAGCTCGATCTCAGCCGCCGAGAGCCGTATATCGGTCGGTAGTACGTCGTACGGCGCTCGAGAGCTCTTCTTCCTGATTGCCTTGTTAATATTCGCGCCGGTAAGTACCTCGTAGGTCGTCACGTCGCCGTCGCTGAGCTCGTCGAAGCCGGCGCTCTGGCTTAAGTTGCCCTGTGGGTCTATGTCTATGAGTAGACACTTGAAACCACAGAGAGAGAGCGCCGCGCCCAGATTGATACAGGTCGTCGTCTTCCCTGTACCGCCCTTCTGGTTGATTAGAGTAATTATCCTCACGTTTTCGCCTCGCTTTCTGAAAATAGTCCCTCGATCTCTTTCTCGAGTGCGTCAAGGTCTGCTTCGAGTGCGCTCATTTCTGGAAGCTCGATCGGTTCGTCGTCTTCGAGTTCTTCTTTTCGCTTCCTTCCCATCGGTTCGATACCTCGCTTTCCTTGCGTATTGCCCTCGAATATGGTATAATTAGGGTAGCTCGGGCGTACTGATCTTCTACTACGGTTACTTGGCGGTTGCTGTAGCGGTTTCGGTATAGACCGGGCTTTCACTCTTTTCGAGCTCGTCGAGCATCTGCTCGAGAGCTTCGCCGACTTGCATACCAGCGACGAAGCTGTAGAACATATAACGGAACATTCCGTCGGCCTTGATGGTCGGGAAGTGCTTGTTAAACTCTTCCTCGTCGATCGGGTCTATCTTCTCGACCTTGCCGGCGATAAACAGCTCTACCCAGTTTTTAAACTGGAAGGTCGGGCTCATGATCGTATCGAGATGCTCTACAATCTCAGACTCGGTTAAATACTCAGTCTCGGTTAAGCTGTTAAACATTATCGTATTACCTCTCTTTCTTTGCTTACCGAGCTACCATGATCGTTATTATAAAGCTATATGCTACTTATGTCAAGTGGTATTTTTGTATTTGTGGTAATATGAAATTACTGTATTACCGTATTACTGGTAATAAAACAGAGAGCCGCCGAGCTGGTGGCCCTCTTCTGTGGTTTCAAGTCTCAGACCTTCGTCGGGTCGTACGGCTTGATATCGGCGTCTCTGGGCGTGTCCCCCGCCGGCGTGTCGTCGGCGTAGACGAACATATCGCCGTTATAGTCGTCCTGCGTGTCGACTCTGGTCGTCTTAAACCATGCACCCTTATACCGGATATACATATTCTGCTTGATCTTGGGGTTATAGTTGAAGACGAAGAGACGACTCTCTTCATTGAGTCCCATTACGCCGGCGTTGAAGACGACCGTCTGGCTATTCTGTTTGGCATAACACCACAGAGGAGACGCCGAGATCGGGTAGAAGCCGCCGCCGCGCCATACGCCGGTAGCGTCTTGGTATCGCTCTTTCTTGAGAAAGACTTCGGCTTTCTTATCCTTCTGGAAGTACTGATTTTTCATAGTCTCCACCTCTCTACAGAGTATCTAAATACTCTTGATAATGGTCGGTAAGTCCTACATAAGCGTCGAGAAGACTTGCGAGACCGTCGATACGGTACTTCGCGCTCTGGGCCTTGATCGGCTGTATATTGCCGTTTACGTCGGTCTTTACGCCGGTATTCGTGATACACCACTTGAGTATGCTCGAGTTGTTGTAGTTGATCTTCTTCGCCTGTAGATCGGCGCCGAGCTTCTGCATCGGTAACGAGAGCGTCTTCACGCCCTGATAGCACTTGACGAGCGAGAAGCCGGCGCTCTGCATCTCTTGTACCCAGTATGCCGCGCTGTACGGGTCGTAGTAAATCCACGCCGGCGTTATCTCGTACTTCTCTACCATCTCGATAAACCACGCCGTCACGTCGCTATAGTTGATCTGGTTGCCCTCGCACAGTCTCAGAAGACCGGCTTCGTACCACTTGTCATAGGGTAGCTTCTCTTCCTGTACTCGCTTCTCGAAGTGGTCTTTCGGTAGCCAATACATCTGTACGACGTACCTCTTCTCGCTCTTGTCCATGAAGAGAAGCGTCGCGGCTGTAAGGTCGCCGACGTGAGAGAGATCGACGCCGCCGATAGCATAGTAGCCCTTGAAGCGCTCGATCTCGAAGGTCTCTTCGTTATTGATATCGTCGAAGGTAAGCCATGTACTCGCTACGGTCTGTATCACGTTGAAGTCTTTCACGAGTACGCCGGTAAGGTCTCTCGGGCTCTGCTTGGCTCTCTCGACCTTGGCGATAAGATCGTCGATCTTCTTGATATGACCGAGCGACGGGTTGGCCTTTTCCCACTTCATCGGGTCGAGCCACTCTTCCTTGGCGTCGAGCTCGTAGAGTATCGGTAAGAAGCGCTCGTCGCTGATCGTGCCGTCACAAACACCGCAAGCGTAGCGGTACATATCGTCGAAGATACACTCTCGTATCGTGCCGGCGGTCGTGATCATGACGAGAAGCGGCTGTCGTCGGGCGCTCTGGCTCTGCTTCATGACCTCGTAGGTATTCCGATCTTTGATACTGTGAAGCTCGTCTATGATTACCAGCGAGCTATTGAGACCGTCGAGCGTATCGCTATTACGTCCGAGCGGTTGCATCTTCGAGAAGGTAAGCGGAAAGTAAAGGTCGCTCTTGCGCTTCTTCGTGATCTCGGCGAGCTCGGCGCTCTGGCGTACCATATTACAGACCTCTTCGTAGATAATACGAGCTTGGTCTTTCTTGCTGGCGACGCTGTAGACCTCTGCACCGGCTTCGTTATCGGCGATCATACAGTAGAGCGCGAGACCGGCGAGAAGCGTCGACTTGCCGTTTTTGCGAGCTACGTAGAGCATCGTCTCACGGTATCGTCTCTCTCCTGTGGTTTCATGTACGAAGCCGAAGAGAGCCGAGATAAACGCTTTCTGGAAGAGCTCGAGCCGTACCGGCCTACCGGCCCACTCGCCCTTAGAGTGCCTACAGAAGCGCTCTATAAACGCGATCGGGCGCTCGGCGCGCTTCTGATCGAAGATATAGCCGCCGGTCGGGTTGTGTATGTCTTCGCTCAGCGTCTCGTATTGACGCCGTATACGCCGGCCTACAATGCACTTACCGGCGCGCATAGACTCGAGATACTCGTCGATATAATTCACGCTTAGCCCTCTTTCAAAAAGTCGTAGACGGCGTTACTCTTCTCGGCCTCGGCGCTCTTGCCCATGAGATCGGCGAGCTGGCGATACATGACGCTGTAGCGCTGTACGGTCGTATTGTAAGCCTTGAGCGCCGGCGACTCTCGATAGAAGTCTTGCTTACCCTGTACAAAGTGCTCGATCTCGCCGCTCTCAGCGACGGTAGCCTTGAGCCGCTCGAGCGTCGTCTCCATGAAGGTAAGCTCGTCTATGAGCTTCGCGCCGATCTGGCGCTTATCCTCTGGTATTCGCTTCAAGATATCCTCGAAAGCCTTTTTACGTCTCATATTCTCACCTCTTCACTTGAAACCACAGAGAGAAGAGCCCTCGCTCGAGCTACCACGTCGTCGATCTGGGCGCGATCTTTCTGGCGGTCTTTCGTCTCTGGGCGCTCTTTCACGCCTACCACGTTACCGGCGTCGTCGAAGATCGTCACGTCGTGCCGGTCTCCATGCTCGGCGTTATGGCACTCGATACAGAGCGCTTCTAAGTTGTCGAAGCTGAGCGCTACGGTCGGGTCGTCGACGTTCTGAGCGTCGAGCCACTTCTTATGGTGGCATATCTGAGCCGGCCTACCGCATCTCTCGCACGTATAGAGCTTTGAACTCATGTACGCCGCCGAGACTCGTCTCCACGCTCGAGAGCGGTAGAAGCTGGCGTTACCGTACTTACTCGGCATGGTCGCGCGCTCGTAAACACAGAGCCTTGAGAAGCGCGTTGATCGTCCTCGTCAAGCTCTGGTCGTCGGCGTGATCGGCGTAGTACCATTGAGTCAAGATAAGCCCTTCTACGGCCTGTACGAGCGGCTCGCCGACCTGATCGGCGGTAGATAAGCCGGTAGTCGTTTCGATATAGCCGGGAAGAGCGAGTACCAGATTCCCGATAAGCTCGTCATTCACGCCGGCGTCGACGTGTAAGACGTTGAGAGCTTCTGCAAGCGTCATATCTCATTACCTCGTCTTTCTCTCTATGGCGAGAGCTCGAGCGGCTCTGTACGAGCGTCTCGAGCCCTCTACGGTTACTCTACGGTTTTACTTCCCCGCGTCGACTTAGGACGCCGAAGCCTTGCTCAGCTTCACGAAAGCGTCGGTAACGAGCGGCTTGCAATCGGCGATTGCCATAGCGCGATAGTCGATGACGCCCTTCTTAAAGCTGGATTCACGGGAAGACTCGACGACGATACCTTCGGGCATATTGTAGCCGAAGTACTGGGCGAAGTTGCCGAGATAGACGGTATTATCGTCGATATTGTCGTCGATGACGACCGGGAAGCCGAGCACCTTACCGATCGACTCATCCTTCGGGTCGGCGATAAAGATCGGGCGATTGGTGGTATCGAGGATAGAATAGAAGACGTTATAGAGCGTCTTGTTATTCATCGCCATCTTCGCGCCGGCGGCGTAGCCGCGCTTCAGAAGAGCCACGAACTCGATCACCTTCGCATAGGTGAAGCTGGCATTTGCGGCGATCTCGACGTGATTCTGGGTCGCGCCGGCGGTCTTCACCCACGTAATACCAGACTCGAGACCGGTACCCTGAGAAGAGCCGCTACCGTTCACGATAGCGTAGTCGAGCGTCTCCATGACGCAAGCCGTCAGCTCGTCGACGAGATAGCTCTCGAAAGCGGCGACGCTCATACGGCGCACCTTCTCAGAGATCGAGAAGACCTTCATGATCTCGTAGCCGTCAAAGGTAACGGCGGCGACGGTCACGTTCTCAGAGTCGACGGCGGCGGCTTCGGTATGCCACGCCGCCTTGGTGCTGGGCGTGCCGATCGGGACGGAAATCTTCGTCGGGATGTTGAAAGCACGACACTCACCCAGAAGACCGCCGATCGTACGGGCCTTCTTGATGATCTCATTCAGAGTCGCGGTAGGCAATACGGCGGCGCTGTTGCTCGCGGTATTGTAGGCGTCGGTACGCTTCTCGGCGGTCTCCATGCCCAGAGCGAGCGCGCGAGTCTCGGCGTCGTTCAGCTTCTGGTTGAGCATGGTCTTGAAGAAAGCGCTACGATACTCGTCGCTCTCGTAGACGTTCTCGGCGTTGAAGGTCGACTTCTGGGCGTTCATGTCCAGACTGTCCAGGGCCTTGAAGGTCTTCGC